ACGGGCCGACGCCAGATTTGATCTGGCCCTGTTCTTCCGCCCATTCCAGCGGCCGATATTTCTGCACAAGGTCGCAGAACGCTTCGACCCACACGTCCGAGGTCGCCTGCCGTCGCCAAATATCAATCAAGTAAAGCTTGGCCTCATGATCGACACCAAACACCGCATGCACGGTGAAATCGCCGCCGTCCGCCGTCACCGCATAGTCGCTGCCGCCATAGATGCGAAGCGTGGACGGATGCGGCATGATGTCGAGCGGCTTGAGCCACTGTTCGCGGAAAAAATCGCCTTCATCGGGCGCGGGACTTTGCTGATAAAGCGCACTCCACACCCGGATCGGCATGGTGTCGCGCAACGAAAGCAGTTGAGCCCCATAACCGTAATCGTCGTCACACCAAAGCGGCTCATCGATCTCTCTACCCAACGCATCGTTGGGTTTTGCCATCGCTGGCAAGTCGATCACTTCCCATTTTTCATGATTGAGCGCCCGCCCGGCTAGATCGTCCTCATGCCAGCGGGTTTGAATGAGAAGCTTGCGCGCGTTCGGAATTAATCGGGGTCGGAAGTCGTTGAGATACCAATCCCACAAACGGTTCCTGATAATCAGGCTATCGGCGTCCTGCCGGGAGCGGATCGGATCATCGATCAAGCCGTATTTCGCTCTGAAACCGGCGATGCCGACATTGGCACCGGCTGCGTAATATTCCGCCCCCGAGGTCAGGGACCAGCGATTTGCCGCCTGATTATCCTCGCTTAAAGTAAGTCCGAGGATCACGCCGTTTTCCGCGATCAGGTTGCGAACCCGCCTGCCCCATCGTTCCGCCAGTTCGCTAGTGTGCGAGGCCGCCAAGATCAGCGCCTTGTCGTCTTGCGCCATCAGCCACGGCGGAAACAGAATGCTTGCGTAGGTCGATTTGGCCGAGCCGGGCGGCATGAACACAGCCAGATTGAGGATGTCACCCGCTGCCAACGCCTCAAGTTTTTCGATCAGCAAGCGGTGATGTCTTGCGGGGTGAAAACCTTGCGCTTCACACCACAGTTGCAAGCGCGAGCGGATTTGCTTGCGCCGAATAATTTCGGTCGCAGCAACTTCCGCTGAAATCATTCAACAGCCTTTACAGATCGACGGTGCGGGAGGGATAGGGTCTTGGATGTCATCTTGTGGGAAAGTGCAGAAGGCCACCACCCGAGCCGAGCAAGCACGAAATCAATCCGAAGATGATGTAAACGCACATGATGGCGACCACCGCCCACAGCACGATCTTGATGATCTGCGCCACGATGGGGAGGCCGATCAGGCCGGTGAGGTAGGGCACCAACAGGTTGATAATCGCCACCAACGCCGCAACGACGATCAGCCACACACATATCTGTTCGATCCATGCAAGTGAGAAACACATGCTGGCTCTCCTACCAACGCTTGAGGGCTCTAATCAGCTTCGAAAAATCCTCATCGGAAAAATTCGGCCCCGCCTTGAAGGTGCGGACCTTGGTTTTCCACTTCACGCAAAACGCGCGGTCTCTGACGATGATCTTGGGCTTGTCGGTGAGCTTGTTGGAGCGCGCATAGGCGCGAAGGTGCGAGATCAGAGGATCAATATCGCGCTGCTTGACGGGCTTGTCCGGCTTCATTGCCCCATCCGATCCGAATGATTTCGAGCCCGGCTTTGTCAGCGATGCTGGTCATGTGCATGGTGCCGTGACCGCCGCGAAAGGCGACCACCAATTCGGGCTTGCCCTCATCGAGCATCTGTTGATTGCGGGTCGGCCCCGCGCGATTGCCCAACTCATTCCAGCGGGCCGGAAAGCTGATGATCGGAATATGATAATGAAGCGCCCAATCGCCCGCGAGGCGGTCTGCGCCGCGTGAAGCGCCGTGGATCAAAAGCGAAAAATTCCGCTCGCGATGCAAGCGGTCCAATGTTGCGAATAGCAACGTCGGATTATTGAACGTCCTGCCACCACAAACCAGAACACGCATCAGAACCGTCGCGGATACCAAACCTCATGACTGAACGAGCCCTTGCCGATCCGGCGCGAGCGGAAATCATGCCGCGCACACCAATCAACAAGGCTTCTGTTCGGCTCAACCAAGACCGGAACTAACCCGGCCTCGATAATTTTTGCGATCAGACGGGTAAAAGCGCCTTTGCCCGGCGTCTTGGCTTCAACCGCCACCAAGCGAACCCGATCCTCATCTTGAGAAATGATGGTGTAATCGGTCCAGTCATCCCAATCGAGCCAATCGGCCTTGACCACGATCTTGAAGCCTTGCGCCAATTCCGCCGTCACCATCCGCTGCCCGATTTCGTCGCGCGACAGGTTCATCATCGAACGAATATACATTTCGGTGGCGAGGTTCATGCCGTCTCCTTGAGCGCCGTGATGACGCTGTTGGCGGCGGTGGCGATGGCCGAACGTTCCGTGATCGTCTTGCCTTCCTGCTCAAGACCGCCGCGCATGATCGCAGCCGCAATCATGATGAATTGCACCGCGATCATCACCGCGAGCCCGTAACCCTGTTGCGGCGTGTCGAGCAATTGATCGACCGAGCGAAACGATTGCTCGCAACGCATCAGCGCCAGCCGCTTGAGATCGGTCCCAACACCATCATCCATCGAAGGTCTCTGCGTGCTCGCCGAACCGTTCATCGATGAAGTTATGCAACTCGTCCGGCGTGATCTCATATTTCTTGCAAAGCAGTACCAGCATGCCCGAAAGAATGGAGACAGACATTCGCGGATCGATCCGCGCCATTGCCGCATCGATAACATCAATCACCGTTCTTTCGTGCTCAGTGCTCAATGCAATCCCCGCGTCCATTTTTGGCGAAACGCATTGACCGTGGCATGCTGGCTGATGGCCGCGCGTTCGGCGGCAGTTGGCTTTCGCACTGCCCAAGCGCGTCGATCCATCGTGCGATCCGTGAACACGCCGACATTCCCGCAAGCCGAACAGAACGCGAAATCGCCCTTGTGCGGGGTTTCGGCCGAATGCTTGGCGCGGATAATTTTTCCGAAACAGAACGGGCAATGGAGATCAAAGTCAGCGAGATCGACATTCACCCCTCCAACGCCTGCTTGGCTATTTTGCCGACGCCTTCGATGACGTGACGCATGGCGTGCGCCGAGATCGCATCCAGTGTGAGGCCGCCCGCTTCCAGCAATTTGCGAGCTTTTGCCAAATCCGGCGAGGGCGGGAAGATCGTCGGGGGATAGGCGTCGCTCCAAGCGGCGATCTGTTGTAAGGCTTCCTCATATCTATCTTCCCGGTTCAACATTGGGGTTTCCCCTTGCGTCGAAACCACGTCCGCCGCGAAATCGGCGGATCGCATTTTTCCCACGGTGCGAGCGCCTTCAAGGTGCGCTCCACTCTCTCTTTTGACGGTCGCCCCCGCGAGACGACGGGAGGGTACATCTCGCGGGAAGCCGTGGTAACGGGTGCTGCGTCACCACCCGCTTTCCGGTTGCCCGGAAACTTTGGACCGGGAGCCGCCGTTTGGGTTGCAGCGGTTTCTACCCCGCCTCTCCCGGCCCCACGTTCAACGACATCAGTACGCTGGTCCGGTGTCCGATCTGCTGCCGTCTCGCGTAGCTCTCGAAACTCTCTTAACCGGGCCTCCTTGACGCCCATTCTCTTGCGCCAGTCGGCTATTTCATTTGATGGCACCATTTCGCATCCTGAATTGCGGCGTAATTGTTGCGACCAAACCGAACATCACCGAATTTTTTACGCCTTGGCGTTTTTCTTTGTTCGGGTGTAAAATTTACGAATGTTCCCGAACTACTACATTCTTTTGGATCGCCTGCCGGTCGCGGTGGACCTGATGACATGGGCGCACGCCTGCGAGGATCGGTTTTATGCCGAGCCTGATCCGTGGCGGGTCGGGGACACCGAGATCGGAAACGTCAGGGTCTCTACCGTATTCTTGAGCATCGACCACAATTTCTTCCGGGGTGGCGATCCGATCCTGTTCGAAACGCATATTTTCGGCGGCCCGCTCAATGGCGAGGGAAAGCGTTATTCGACCTATCAGGAGGCCGAGCGCGGCCATGCCGAATATGTCACCAAGGCGAGAATAGCGGCGGCCAAGATCAAGGCGATTGCCGATCACGCGGGAGCGAAAGCATGAAGACCGATTTGATCGTGATGAGACTTGCCGACATGAAACGGGTGCATCCCGATCAGATCACCGCACGGTGCGCCATTTGCCAGCACGAAGTTGCGGTCTACCCATCGGGCCAGAGAATGATGAAGCACTACCCCGGCGGCGTGCGGCTGACTTGTCAGGTGTGCAAGGAGCCCGCCGATATATCGGTGCTTGCCCCCGGTGCCGAGTTCGAGCGGCTGCAATCGGTCCCGGCCAAGGGTAAAGTAAAATGAGCGAACGTTATCTGATCTGGTCGAACGAACACCGGGCATGGTGGAAGGCTAGCCGCCACGGCTACACCACTCGCACCGACAAGGCCGGGCAATTCAGTTTCGAGCAAGCAACCGAGATTGTGACCAAGGCCAACCGCATCAAGATCGAAGAAATCATGGTCGAAGCGCCGTCTCGCGAGCAGATCAATCTCGACCTGAACTATCCCGACCGCTGAAGGACCAATTGAAATGACCGAAGGCCCCGGCAAGTATGACGATCTCTGCACCCTTGTTCGCGAACAGGCGGGTGTCACTGAGGAAGGCGGCGCGGTCGTCATCATCATCGGTGGCCGATTGGGGCCAGGATTTTCAGTGCAAGCCAGTTTCGAGGCCACACTGGCGTTACCCGATATTCTGGAACAGGTGGCGCGACAAATCCGAAGGGACGTTGCGGGATGACCGATGACATTCTCAAGGACATCGAACCGATCAAGGATGCCCCGATAGCGCCCGCGCACGGCATCGCCGCCATCGCGTTGACGCTGGCCTTGAAATACCACGACATCAACACGGTGCAGGATGGCACGCTCTACCAGCAATACAAGCTGGAAGGAAAGAACATGCAGCCGTTCCACCTCGACCACGTTTTCGAGACGGCGAAGCGAATGGAAATATTCCTACTCACCTCATCGGAACGGATCGCAAAAATTATCGTGGATGCGGTGGAAGCCGACGACGTTCAAGACTGAAGCCTGCCCGTTGCAGTGCT